GGAAAATATCAATTTCATCTTCACCAGACTCAGTACCTATAGCAGGATAGTAGTCTATGACTTCTCCGATAATAATTAAACTATTACAAGTAAACACTCTTACATGTTTCTCAAAGAAATCACTTAGTTTCATAAAATATATGTCCTTTTATAAAAGTTTCCCAAAGATAAAGGAAAATGATGCAAGTTATCTATAATATATGTTATAGCAATACTCTTCTCCAACATTTTCATTTTAAGAGCGAGCAACGGGAATCAATGGCATACATATAACGGTTAATACCAAGTGGTAATATCATCTATTTTTAGCGATTTATGACTGTCTGTGTTTATGATTTTTTATGTATTTATAATAGAAAGGTGCCAAACTGGGTGCCACAAAAAAACAGCCTACCCTCATTTAAGAGAGTAGGCTTTCTAGTTAAAATCTATTTTAGAAAATCGTCATTCTTTAATCTATTTTGATAAGTGTCCTTTATCAATCGTGTAGCTTCCGTAATAACACCATTCTTCAAATGATTATCCTCAACATATTGTTCATACGCATCGCACTTAGAAACGATAAATCGAAATTGCTCTTTTGAATGCACGATTCCACGACTGCATTCATTTGCAAAAACCAAGATTGTGTTACGGATGTCGTCAACTCGACGAGCGGTATCAGTCGCAATGTGTTCATCTAGTTTTTTATCTAGCGTATCTATCTTTTGATTAACATTGTGATTGATGCGATCACCTGCCCACTTTAGTAGCTTATCCCACGGATTGATTCTAATCGGAGCAACCTGCACCACAATAGAAAAAACAAAAAGGATTGAAAGGATGGCGCTTACACCATCCTTAAACTCCAACAACGTTATCAAATCTCTAATCGACATATATTTTGGCTCCTAATCTACTTAATTCTAATCTTATCCCCAGGATAAATACGATTAGGGTTGTCAATCTGTGGGTTTAAACTAAGAATATCGCCCACAGTTGTTCCATACCATTGAGCAAGGTAGGAAATATTATCACCAGGATTAACAAAGTGATATACTGCTTGATTTGCTCCATCAATAGCGTCTTGAACCTCTTGATATCTGCTTCCAAGAATAGTTCTACGAACGTCATCACCACCGTATTTATCAGCCCATACATCTGCTACTAGAGTATCTGTATCAGCTTCTGCAATATGCTCAATGATATTCTGGATTTCATCGTAACGATCACCAAGATTGGACTTGCGAGTATCACCAGTGCCAAATTCATTATTCATTGTACGATATAGCAGGTCTAATGTAGATCCCTCAGGACTTCCATTTTGACGGATTTCAGGTGCTGGCTGTTCTGGCTGTACAGATGGAATAACGTTTGTAGGCGAATTAGACCCAGCATATAATCCCCAAGCAGTTGCATCCCCAAAGAATAAACTTAAGTCTAGTGGGCCACCGTATCCAGCAATATTGCCAGATGATGTGAACTGATGCATAGCGTAATCACCAGAATAATTTGGTGGATAATATGCATCCCAACCTCGTGGGGCGTAATCAGGATATTCAGCCAACCAAATCCCATAATCACCAAGACCAACACATTGACTAGCCGCAGAACGCTGTACATAAATCATTGGATTGATACCAGTTAAAGCCACAATATGTGCACAGAATCGAGCAACCCAACTAGAATCACCCCAAGCGGCATTATCACCTGATTCCCAGTCCAATACTAAGATAGCTTCATGCAAATATCCTTGCACATTGTTAATGAAGAATTCTGCTTCTGCTTCAGGATTACCACCGGAGGCATAGTGATATACTCCAAGAAGTTTTCCAGCGGCCTTAGCGGACTGATAATGTTCGTCACAGTAAGGATTAACGTAGCCTGTTCCTTCTGTGGCTTTGCAAATAACCGCATCACAATCCAATGCTCCGGTAACAATACCAGCTTGGTGAGATGCAACGTCAACTACTCTCAACATTCTTAAGCCTCCTTCTTTGGACCATTTAATCTAGTAAATAGGTCATTCACAAAATTAGCCCCACGAGCTGTGATAATACCTGTTAATACAGAACCTAAGAAAGGAACCGCCAAAGGTAATCCGATAATTACAAATAGGTCTGCGCCAGTAGCTACACAAACTAAGATAGATACCCCTAATGATCCAGCTACACTCTTGTCAAAACCTTCAGCAGAATATAAACGCTTTATATTCTCCCAGATCCCTTCAACCAAAACTGCAATAATAATTAATTGTGATAATGCATTCATTTTATTTTTCCTCTTTCTTTCTATCTAAAAAGGCGGCCATATTGGTCGCCTTAATAGCAATATTTAATTTTCTTTGTAATAATTCCAAGCAGTGCCGAAGCCTGGCTCATTACCTTTGTTTCCGTCAATTGTTGAGATAAACACAATACCGCGTGCAATTGCTAAATCACCCTTGTTGTAGGTTTTCTTTTCATCCCACGGCTTGATTTCAACCTTTGGTTTATCTTGACTGTTTTCTTGCTCTTTCAGCAATTTGTAATGCTTTGTGTCCTTATCAGGAGTGTTGTTTTCACTCGATATTACATCCTCAATAACCTCGTACGGATTGCCATTTAGCTTAAATCGTTCCCCTTTTTTATATGGGAACTTTTTTGGATGCCAATCTTCTAAAAACTTCGCCCACTTGATAACGTCTTTGACATCGGCATTTTGCAAACCCAATGCGATAAAATGTGCGACTGCTTCTGTTTCTGCTCTTTGATTGGCTAAATCGATTTCCGCTTGCGGAACTTCATCAAAAGAAAACCTAATACTAATATTGTTTTCATCAACCATCTTAGTTTCAAAACCCAACATTTTTACCGTTTCAAATTGATAAATAACCGTTTCTTTTCCTGTGCTAGAATCAATAATTTTAGCATTAGAAACGTTGTTTTTACTCATGAGAACTGCTATATCGTAGACTTTATTGAAGGGAATTATCATCTCAAAACTATCTTTTTGATATGAGTTGATTTTAAAATTTCCACCATCTTTTAATTTAATTTCCATTTTTACCTCACTTTCTTATTCTATTCTTTTCCAAAAGTTTACTGCATAGTAAGGTTGTGCTGTAGTATCAGAGGCGGTTTGACCAACAACAGCAGTAAAATGATTCCATCCCGCAAAACCCTGACTCGCTCCAGAAACAACAAATGATGCATTTCCCAAAGCACTTACATTCGTATCATTTACAGCTTTATATCCTATTTCATTAACATTTCCATTAACCGCACCAATGGCAGCAGCAAGGTTGCCATTTCTCCCATCTAGACTACCGTGAGAGTGAGTGAAACTACCGCCCTGTGACTTAATAGGTGTGTTTTTGCTTGCACCAATTAAGAATCTATCTTCAATCTTTTCCCATTTACCACCAAGAATGATGTTTGGATCATAATCCTTATTCTCATTCATGAGGATTGACCCAATCGGATAGAAAAAATCAATCAAACGCTTTGTTTTGAAGTAGTAATCATCAGCGACAACTGATCCGTTAATACACACTTCTTTTTCTAACACAGACATGACCGGTTTACTCGCACCCAATGAGTATTCAACAGTTATTTTCTGTCCAAATACATCTGTAACAGTAACTGCATACTTGTATGCATTTTTTGGATCAGCACCGTTGATTGCTTTTGATGTATTCCATTTGTTGCCGTTATATGCTGGTGTTGCATCACCTGTAGCTGCTCCGCTGATAGCGATTGTAATCGCATTGGTCGTATTCCCGATCGTGCCATTATAGTAGATACCATCCGCTGCCAATGTCGCATTACTGGACGTCTGTGTGGTTCTCTGTACAACTACGTTCAATATGTTTGGTGGTGAGTACGCTTTAAAAGTACCTTTTGCTTCCCACTTGCCATCAGTATTTCTGCTATCAGTTGCTAATACCATATAATCCGCATTCGTCAGATTTGTAATGGTCGCTTCCCCAGTGTATACCCCGCTTGACTGTTTAGTAACCGTAATGGTTGTACTTCTGCCGCCAGCGTATGCTTTGACTGCCTTGATGTCCGCCCAGTTTTTCGGTGTAACTGTAACACTGATCTTCTTTTTACCAATAATTGCTACCGTTTCAAGTGCGCCAACATTCCTGCCGGTGATTCCCACTTCCGTTACGGTCACCTGCACGTCTGGAGCAGAGATAAAATCGTACGAATGCGAATATGTATTTGACGTGCCTATCTTCGTTGCATAATCGCTTGTATAGGTTTCAAGCACTACGTTATAGGTCAATGTACCATGCGTATTAACAAACTCACGTACAATGTTCTTCTCCGATTCACTAAATGTAACACTTGCACCATTTTCATATCCCTGTATCGTTTTTAGAGTTTTACCACCATCGATTTTGATAGCCAACTTCTCCCTAAAAGAACCGCTCTTGCGATTATATGTCACTCTAATCGCATCGTCCCAGTTATTTCCAAAGGTTATTCCTGTAACTTCACTTGCGCGTGGAATCGTCGTTAATGCGACATACCCGCCTGTATTGACAAAGCATGTTTCAGGCATCCAGTTCAAAGATGATTCTTTGACCCACTCAATACCGCCATATCCAAGTAATGATCCATCTCCATTATGTGTAACAACGATGTCGCCTGACACATTTATAGTTTGATGACCTGCAAGAATTGTTACAACTGTGTCCGCACTTAAGTATTTCGTGCCCTGTCGATTATCGTGCCAGTATAACCTGATAACACCGTGACCATTACCATAAGTATCAAACAATGTTGCCCTATCAGGGTTATAGATATACCCGCTCATGTGGATATTGGTAGTATTATTTGCAATATTTGTAAGATATTCATACCACTCCACATGTAGATTCATTCTACCTCTGCCAGTTGGAGGTATGACCTGCAAATCACCTGTATATGCCATAACTATTCACCACCTATCCAGTACCAATCGGTACTCGCTACCATCTTGCCTGTTGTTATTTCCTTATGTTGGCCACGTTGTATCAAATGTGCGCCCATCTGAACATCACCCGTTACCTTTAATGCTTGCATGGTCGCAGCATTGGCCGTAAATGATGCAACTTCTTTTCCAGCCACAAAGATATGTTGACCGTCAGCGGCCATCAAAGTTTCTGTATCACCATGCGCAATGTTTTTCCAGCGCGTCCCATCCGGTGTATTCTCAATCAGACTTGTGATCTTCTCTACGCCATTTTCGATATCAGTGAATCTTGTAGCAACGTTTCCATTAGCAACTTCAAAGTCTGTCTTTGTCACATATTCGTTTTTGATACGTTGCGTTTCATCTGCTATCCGGTTATCAATCAATGTCTGTGCATTCTGAACTACAAGATTGATTTTTCCGTCAGTATCTGAAATATTTGTCGATAGAGTTTGAATGGTCGTAAACATTTTATTGATCTGATCGTTACGCCATTCAGTGCTATATTCGACTGAACCGTCAGAATAGGAAAGTTTGTGACGACTCCACATATATTTCCCGATTACCATGTCCGGCTCTGTATCAGACCATTCACCATTCTCGACATTCTCTGCAGATGTCGATAAATAGTATTGCGTACTTTGATGCATTCTGCGTGGTCTTTTTTCAACTAGGTAAAACGATGTAGTGCTACCATCTGAATAGGTATGCGTCACCATAGTCCAGATATACTCTTTCGAGAAAGTTGGTTTTGTATCCAACCATTCTCCCGCAGGTGTATTATTACCATCATCGCTTAATTGATATTTTTGTGTAGTTGAGATGATTTTTAACTGTACGGCGTCCTTACCGTTTTTTGTAAAACCAATTGTTAGTTCATATGACCCAACAACTACTTCATTTAAACCAATTGCATCAAAACGTATGATTGTTTTACCGGATACCGTTAATTCGATATTTGGGCCATCTTTGACGTACGTACCATCTCGATAAATCATGATGCGGTATTTATCAGTAACATCAGTCTGTCCATCAAGTAACCTTGCTGTCAGAGTGGTTTTTTTATTTTCATCAGACTCGTTAAAAATGGTGCCGTTCGATGACGACACCAATATTGCTATATTTTTATTAGCATCAATGAGAGCCTGTACTTGTTTTAAAACGTCATTACTGATTTTAGCACTTATTTCAGTAAAGTTATCGAATACGGTTTTACTGTTGCGTACATCAGTCGTACAGATTTGCTGCTCAATGATACGAGCACGAATATACTGCACGCTGTTAAATCCTTTATCTTCAATCGTGTAGGTATCACCGATTTCGCCGTCAACATATCCATCAATCGTATAACTCACCTTTGGCGTACAATTCTTTTTTAGTTCGGCTAATGCATTGCCATACAGTGCCTCAACTGTTGCATAATCTGTACTCCAACTTTTAATGATATACTTTGCATGCATACTCTTAAGATGGTTCGGAAAACTGTTCATTGCCGTCTGTGCGTAAATGATGTTACTGCCCGTAGGCTTTATAAACGTGTTTCCTGCATCATCCTTTTCAGTTTTTTCAGCCATACTTATAAGATTCAATCCGTCTTTTCCGGTTGGGAATATGGCCGTATATAAGTCTTTAATATCGACCGTGCGATTAATAGTGAACAAATCTCTAAGCACGATTGCACTATGATCTGTTCCAATTCCTTGTACAGTATCGCTGTGTTTCCGATACACGTTAAGTGTTATCTCTTTCAAAGAATAATCATCATTGAGATTAGTAATGAATTCAATCTCAGCATCAAATTTAGTGGCAAGAGAAAACAGTCTTGCAAGCAATGTACTTTCTCCATCCCAATCAAGTTTTCGACTCCGGTCACTGATTTCATTGATTCCTAACTTAACGACGTTATCACTATCGAATTTGGCAAGATACTCTTTAAATGAATATGATTTATCCGCTTTGTATTCAGAAATTGTATTGCCAGATAACTGCAGAGACAAGCCATAGGCCACAACACTTAATTCTCTGTTATCTCCATCTACGGATACGATGTTTAGATAATATTCTTTATCCTTGTATTTAAATCCAAGTTTATTTCCAGCAACAATATATTTGCTGTCAGCCATATCCGCATATATCTTAAATTCAAATGTATATTGAGAACCAGCAAGATATGTATGCAAAGTATCATCATAATAGTGTAATGCTTCCGGAATGTCGTTATCGATATGCGCTACAACTCTATCAAATGGGTTTAATATTGCTATGCGCATATTTATAACCACCTTTCTCTATATCTCACCGTGATCTCCATATCACTATTTGACCACAATGAATCACCAAACTGTATCTTGGACTGTCCTGGCGAAACTTTAAAATACTTTGTACCCAATATTTCGTCTTGCGGCGTATAAACACCGTTGACATAATATTTCCCATTTAAGACAGTACAAACATCACCAGCATGATAACGATTTGGTATGGTTGTAAAAGTATTTGTGCGATTATCAATAATCTGCAAGGTTTTAACATACAGTCGACTCATAAGATCATGAGATCGGTTATTCGTTGCACCTATTTGTGCAAGATAAATTGTTACATACTTGGCTTTCTTGCTAACTAGTGTAGGGTCATACATGCTATATTTCTCACCTTGAATCAAGAAATCAATATATCCTTTGTTAAAAGTGATACTGATATTTCCTTTATCCTGATTCGTAATAGATGTGTAACTTGGTTCAAAGTTCAGTTGCTTCGTTACACTATCCGTCTGCATGTATATATCAGCGATATTGTTGGAAGGATTATATTTCTGAAGATGTATTGCACATAGCCGCTTCTTTTCTTCATCACCGATTGCAATTTGGATCATACCCTTTTGGCTAATTAGATATGTCTCAAACCAAATCTTTGAATTAACGGTTAAATTGTTTGTTGGTGTAACAATTATAAAAGTACGACTCGCACCGTGCCACCAATCCCCCATACCTATATCATCAAGCGATAAATACTTGCCTTCTGCGCTTGTGGTTGTACCATTTTGCACAAGGTTTATACAACCGTCATTCAATATCATATTAGACATATCACTTGCCTGCTTGTAGTCTGCAAGCATAACCGCTCTTTCCTCTGTATGCTCGCTTGGCTTTTCAAGAGTACCAAATTGCATTGCTCCATTCTGACTAATGATTGATAGATATCCTGTTTCGCCTTTATGCCTGATTTCAAACTCCGGAAGCAATTCATAATTTCCTTTGTTATCGATAGTTGCTTCATAGATTCCATTTACGTTTTTTACCGCCGAAATTTCTTTGATTGTCGTAGCGTATTTAAATGGATCTGGACAATAGATTTCAAACGAGGAAACAATACTCTTGTGTCCTTCAGGAACATTATCATTACCAACTTTTGAGCCAACAAAATATTTATCCGGTTCATCACCAAATATCACCTGTACATTTTCTTTTGATAAACATGCATTTAATTTATTAAAAGCATCTCGAAACTCTTCAGGTGTATTTGCAATCAATTGATACTTGACCCTTATAGTTCTTGCAGGATAGCGTCTTCCGTAATAGTGACTACCATCTACCCCCGTGATTTCCTTTGTCATAATCTCTGGAGAAAACAGTTCTCTGCCCTCTATGGATAACGTTGTATAACCAGGTATTATTTTCTCTAATATTATGCCGTCATATTTTAAATATTCGGAGAGCAGTAATGTGCTGCTCTCCTTTGAATCTATATCTTTAAAGTTATACATTATTCACCTCTCAGACGTTTATCAAGTTCTTCTTTATCTTTCAAAGCATCTTGTGTGTATTCTGCAGTTACTCTTGCAAATTCCTTACCATCAATCTGTACAGGTACGATGATTGTTTGTGTACTATTCATGGTGTATTCCGCTGTTTCATCAAGTGCGGCATTCATATTTAAGGGCTTAATGCTTCTGCCTACTCCTGCAAATGCAGGATCATAACTGTTACCCATCATGCTTGCAAGCATGTCTCCCATACTTGATACGCGTGATTTGACTGCACTAAACGCTGTAGATAAACCTTTGTCCAAGCCACTCATGATTGCTTGACCTGCAGGAATCAGCAATCGTTTATCATAGCTTAACGGACCTTTATGTTCGGCAATCCATGATCCGATTCCGCCGACAAAGTCTTTCACGCTGTCAAAAGCAGATTTAAGTCCGTTCAAGAAACCATCGATGATAGCTTTACCGGCGGCCCATAGATCAATCTTCGATACTTCTGAAATAATGTTTTTTCCTAAGTCAAAGAATGCTGTTAAGACAAGAGGAATCGCCTTTCCAATACCAACGAGCAGTTTTTGGATTAGCTGTCCGCCTTTTTCTACAATTGTCGGAAACGATTGTATGAGTCCTGTTGCAAGAGATTTAATAATCTTCAATGCCGCATCAATGATTTCAGGAAGATGGTCGATGATGCCATCTACAAATTTCAATATTGCATCAAATGCGGTTGCAGCAATTTCAGGTAGATTATTTCCAATACCTTGTGCAAGCGCCGCAATCAAATTCAATCCAGATACAATAATTTCCGGAAGCACCGATGCAAGCCCTAATACGAACTGATTAATAACCGCTACTGCGCTATCAATCAAAAAAGGTGCATTTTTTGCAAGACTGTCAACAAGCGTTGTGATGATTTCAGCGCCACCTGTCAAAATACTTGGCATCAATACTGCAATGCCCTCTAGTATTTTTTGTATCATGACAGTCCCACTGTTTACTAACAGAGGAATTTGTGACGTGATACTGCTAACAAACCCAGTAATCATCTCCGGTCCTTTTTGAATGACCATATTGATAATGCTGTTAATCTGACTGCCGTAAGTATGATACAGCACACCTAAGCCTGCAATGACTGCCGCAATCATGGCAGCAGGCATAACAGCCTTAAGTCCCATTTGCATTAAGGTTCCAAGTCCGCTTGTAACTTTTCCACCAACGCTGAGTATCTTTTCACCGATTGCTCCTGTTATATTCGCTATCTTACCAATAAATGATTTTTTAATCTTATTAGTTATTCCGGATATTTTAGAAGACGCTCCACTCGTAAGTCCATTAAAACTTGACCAAAAATTTTGGCCAACACTTCCTGGATTGATTGCCCCAGTTATTAATTGAAATTTAGTTATACCTTTGGTTGCGACCGTCATTGCTTTAGAACCAAATGACATTGCGCCAGACGAAAGTGCTTTAAAACCACCACTCATTGCTGAAAACGCGCTTGATGCAGCATTTGACACAGCACTAAACGTTTGAGGATTCAGAACCTTTGATGCAGCCATATTCGCAAATGCTGCACCACCGACTGCCCCAAGTGCTTTAATCGGACCAGGCAATTCATTGGCCATATTCAGCAATTCACCAAGTACGCCAGTCAAGCCACCACTATCAAATGCCGCCGTCAAACGATCAATAGAATTTGCAAGGGTGTCTGTTAAATCAACAACCCTCTTGATTCCCTCTTCTGAAAGTTTTTGATAGACGGGTAGCAATTTATTACTGATTGTTTCCGTCAAGCCGTCCATCGCTTGCCCGATTGTTTTATACTGTGTTGCCATTTCAGCAAACTCAGTACCGGCGCCGGCGGTCTGCTTGATCGCATCAAAAAAATCTTGTGTCTTAACTTTGCCGTCTTGAACCGCCGAAACAAGTTGTGCCGTGGACATTCCCATTGTTTTCGCAACAGCAGCAATACCTGCAGGTGTCTGTTCCAGCATCAATTTAAAGTCCATCCATGCTATCTTAGGCTTAGCGGCCATCTGTACTGCCTGCGTGGATAGTGTTTTCATTGCCTGCTTTGGCTCGCTTGAAGCGGCTGCCAAACCACCGAATGCCTTTACCAGATCTTGCGCAGAGTCAATACCTACTGCATCTAATTGTGCGAAAGTGCTTGCCATATCAGATGAGCTGTAGATGGTTGTTTCCGCAAATGATTGCAGTTCCTTTTTAATGGCCTTTATTTCATCTTCGGTATGACCGTTAATCTGCATATTTTTTTCAAATGTTTGCCACGCTTTTGAGGCATCATCAAGTTCGCCGACCATTCCGCCTATGCCGCTTGAAATTGCTTCAAATGCTTTTTGGCCAATACCTATTAATACGCCAAAGCCAAGTCCGCTCGATACTTTCGATTGAAATGAATCCAGCATATTGTCGGCTTTGCTAAACGCCTTTGAAAAACCCTTATCTTCAGCAGAGAGTATAGCTTTTACAGATTTTGATTGTGCCATTACTTCTCTCCCTTCTTAAGCAATGCGCCTATACCTTCAAATTTCTTACTATGTGAGGTCGTTTTAGGTGATTGCTTATTATTTGCCTTTTCCAACCATTTTTCATAGTCAAAGAATTTCTTGAACGTATTGTAGATTGGTTTCAGGTAGCGCCCTGATCTCTTTTTCCCTTGTGCCAAGAAGTTTAAATATGCCTGTTCATGACGGGCATATTCTTCATCAACCATGCGTAATCGTAAGGCTTTCATCATTCTTTCGTATTCCGGAAAAGTGAGCATACGAATTTGCTCGTCTGACACAAAATTAAAATACCGATAGCAATTAATCGCTATTTGTTCATATAACTTCTCCGGAGTTACTCTGTCTTCACTCCATCCATAATCTTTTCGAGCGCTTCTTTCCGTTTCTTCTCTTCCTCTTCCTGCTCCTGTACAGCTTTCAACATCTTCTTTGTCAAGTGGCTTGTACAGTTGCTCTCTGATAAAAAATCGAGCACCTTTTGGAACAGCCCTTCAATATCATCTACCTCTTCAATATACGCACCAATTTCTGCCATTGTTAATTTAGGTTCATTGATGCACGCTGTATATAGTACCCTTTGTAATGAAATAGGATTGCGGTCAATCAGACCTGCAATTTGATACTGTAAGCCGATCTTATCAGCCTGCTTAGCGCCCGGAATATCCCTTGTGTATGTTTCATTAATATCGACTAAAAAGCCCATACCAAAGCGAAATGTATATACCTGATGCTTTATTTCAAGTTCTAAATTCATAACTTCTCCTTTTCCTTTTTATAAAAAAACCGAGGCAAGGGAGTATTACCCTTGCCTAGCATTTGATTATCCGCCCGTCTTATTTGTATCTTGGAAAACATAATCGGCGATTGCCTCTTGTTGAGCACTAAGAGTTGCCTTGCCTGTAGCACCTTTGCCATTAATACCGAAAGTCAAAGAAATCTCAACAAAATCTTCCGCATTCGCAGTGACTTCAAAAGATGTCAGATATCCTTGATAGTACGTCGCATCGCATTTATTATCAGAGGTCTTAGTTGATCTATCTACTTCCCAAATTTCCATTAACTTTCCGTCAAGACATGCTTTTTCAAGTTCCTTGACAGTCTCATCTCCTTTAGAAAAAATTGATGTAGATGTAATTTCAATCTCAGGTGTTCCCGGTGTACGGATTGCACCGTCTTTTGTTGTGGTACTATCTGCATCAGCAGAAATTGTTTTTCCGTTTTCTGTTACAAAGGCAAGATTTGTCCCTGCTTTAGTAGCCGCATCAGCAAGCACACGATACAAATAAACATATTGTTTACCGGATACCGCTTCTGCAAAACGCTGTAAATTAAATATCTTTTTAAGCATTTTCAATTGCTCCTTTCATTTTAAAATCGATTTCCAACACTCCATGCATCAATGGTGTATTGGTCGTTGTGTCTGGTATGACATCTTGGTCTATACCATCTACCATCCATGCAAATGTCTTTGTATGTTCTAAGGATCTACATACCTTCTTGATTTCAGACAGTATCGATGACATCATTCCGCGTTGTCTTGGATTGTTATGCCAAACATGGATAGTCTGAATAACCGTACATAGCAGCTGTGTTTTATTACCGTGATCATCTGTCATTATGCTATTTCCGATATAAACAAAAGGATATGGTGTATTATCTGGCGGAAGGCCACTATCATACACATCATATCCTTTGGCTTCGATTGCTTTCTTCAAAGCGATAAATAACTCTTGCTGTGGATCCATAATGTCCTCCTACCTTTTATTTCACCAAATCCTCTATATCTTTGATAAATATGGGTGCCTGCTTCTCAAATGCCGGATTTACAAATGGCTCCGCTTCCATAAAACGTGTTCCATACTCAACATATGGGTCATAGTTCATCTTCGGCTCCACCTCGACAGTCATACCGTTATCCACCACATACGGCTTGATTGATCGTGCGGTATTACCCTGCGAATATCCTTTCGTAAAGGCAGACGTCGTTTTACGTTGCATCTTCTCAGACAGTTCAGCTCCGTTCTTACTGACAACGTTTTTTACATCTGACAGATTCATGCTTTTCTTGATCGTTGCTCTAAGTTCATTCAGACCGGAAAATTTAACACGTACTTTGGTCATTGGATCTCCGATACGATAAACGTCTGTTTAAGCCCCAATGTTCTCTCTGAATCAACACGATAATATTTACCATTGAACCTAATACGATCAAAAGCCCCAACAAACACGTTTTGTATTTGAATCGTAAGAGCCTGCTGCTTAATATTGCCATAGACAAGTTGTTTAGTGTCATCTGATGTATTCATGATACTTGCCCAATCAAGTGTTGAAACAGCGACTACTTCATCATCATAATTACCCGTTTCTTCATTCAGCTTACCTGGATTAAGTTTTTCAAAATAGATTTCTTTGTCGTATCTCATATAAATTTAACCCTCGTTTTGTTATCTGAATTCTGATCGTTTGTTGCAAGATATTTTGCAATATCATCAGAGTACTGTTCAAAATCACTATCAGGAAATGATATGGATTGCCCTTCGACAGAATGACTTTTAAAGCCCTCTGAGCCAATGCGATTGTAACGAATGATAGAAACCTCAACCACGACATATAGCAGCCTTTCAGGCACACTATCAGCACCACCAAGCAAATTTTTTAAGCGCGCTTCAGTTAAATCAATAACGGTATTCAACAGATCATCACGTTTGACAGTTCCAAGCAATTTTTTAACTTGCTCCAAAACTTCCATGATTACTTATCCTTCTTATTGTTTTTCTTTTCCGGGGTGTCTTGTGCATTTTCTGCCGGTTCCTCTTCGACTTCAGCAATCAACGGTGTGCCTTGTGCGTTATTATCTCCGGACAACTCGGCAATACGATCTTCGGATGTTTCATACCCCTCGCGCGGATAAATATCATCAACATTGTATTCATGATATCCTTTCACTTTATCGTGATCATGTAGATCATGGAAACGTTTAATAACTTTATGCATGACTTATCTCCTTTTCTTTATTAAAACTAAAAGGACCGCACACCCATAATGTACAGTCCATCAAATGGCTTAAGCACCCGTAACAGTTACTTTTGCGATAGCCTTCATGTTTACTTCTGGCACGTATTCACCGGCCTTACCTTGACCTTGTAATGCTACACCGTCAAAGTCCTCGGAATCAATGGTACGAGTCGTAACGATACCTGTAAATGCTTTGCCGATATTCACAGCGTATGCATATACAACTTCATTTGTTTGGAACGCATCATCCGGAAGTTCAGTAATTTCAAATCCCTTGAACTTACGAACCTCGTTTGTGTCAATATTCGTATCAGAATGTTTTGAAGTAGTTGATAAGTTGCTGTTGACGATTGCATCGTAAACAGCGGTATTAACTTTAGCAACTAACTTTGTTCCCTTCTTAACCTTTGCGTTCACGAAGTAAGCAGACAATTTTGCAAACACTTCAGCAACGTTGTCTTTTGTAACAGTTGCACCACCTTCAATTCTTCCTTTTGCACTCGCAGAGATGTATTTGGATTGTTCTGCATTTGCCTTTGCAATCAACGCTTCAGCCTGTAGGTCTAGACGGTCGATAACTGCTGCATCCATATCATTATTGATAGTCGCACGGTCTAATCCTTCATGGAATGACCAGCCCCATTTGTATGGTACATCTACGTCTTTATATACGACTTCTTTACGTTCACCAAAACGTGATGACTTACCTGTACCGGTACCCATACCGACATTAGCATCAGTGTTGTAATCGGCAATAACCGTCTTCATGTCGTTTGTCTTTACGCTGAATGCGTTCTTATTGTTTTGAACGCCGTCGCGTGCTTCCATTTTACCGCCGAACATATCCAAGAAATAAGACTGTTCAGCAAAAACAGGATTAATTAATTCTTTGAATTCCTTTGCATACACCCTTACACCGGTGTTATTCTCCGCAAAGCGTTGTAGATTGATTTTCTTCAATAAATCTTTGGTAGATTTCTTCATGTTATACCTCTTTCTTTTTTAATGTTTATGACGCGCAATTGCTTTTTCCAATGCCGTCATTTGCGCTCCATCATTGCTAAACACCTTAGGTGTAACGCCCTTAGCACGCAATGCATCTTGAGCCTTTCTGTCATCCTGAATAATGGATACCAGTTTAGAAATATTTGCCTTTGTTGTTTCCGCATCTTGGCCTACAACGAAATCAAGCATATCCTGTGTTGCAATAATTTCATGGTCAGCCTTCATAATCTTGGCAGCTTCTTTTGAAAGTTCCGCACGTGCAGCCCTTTCTTTCAGATTTGTCAATTCTTTTTCAAGCTTCGCAACTTTTTCAGCCTCTTTCTGCTTTTCTGCTGCAGCCTTTTCTTCTGCTGACATATTGGCCAGCTTCTTGGCTTCATCGGCTTCTGCTTGTTTCTTTTCCTGCTCTTTCTGCCATTTGGCAAACTTAGCACCGAGGATTCGATTTACATCTTCATCAGAATACTTCTTCTCATCATTTTTTTGCTGGTTGTCGCCATCACCATCTGCACCGGATTGGCCTGTGCCTTCTTTGGATTGCTCATGCTCACCAGTATCGCCGCCGTCGGCAAATCGTTGTAAATTAAATCTCATGGATGCCTGATTAAAGGCAAGTAGAACTGCTCTGTTTCTCTTATTCATCTTTTCCTCCATCCGCATATTTATAGACGAGCGCCGTCTTTGCCCTTAAGGTTTATCGACTCTCAAGCCTGGTCGTAGATCAACATAATGAACGTAATCCGGATAAACTTCCGCTATCCCCTGTACGCCCAAAGAAAAAGAGCTGATCAAGAGTTGCGCATGCTCTGATAGGCTCTTATCTTCAAATTTGATTCGAATATTTCCATTTTCTTGAATACACGACACCATATCTGTACATAATTCCGTAATCGAAATTGCTAATGTATCTGCCAATGCCGATATACCGGCACAGATGATATCTTTACCAGGCGCATCATAATAGGCGTGCCCTTTAATCGTTATGGTTCTTTCAGTCAAGTGTACATGTATCATTTTTTCCGCCCTTTCTGCATTAAAAAAGCACTCTACAGAGTGCTAACATCTTATGAATTTTTAGTGAAAATGTGGATTAGAAATTTTTTTATATGCTTTTTTTACTTCTTCTGGGGCATCTTGACGCAAAACAGGCTCGTATTTTTCCATGTCTATTACTATCCACGGCTCAACTAATTTACTTAATCTTAAATATTCTTTTGAAGGTTTAACCATCATAATCTAACACCTCGTTTATCAGCCTTTCTAAGGTCTTATCCTTTAGAGCCCCTTTCTTCATTAACACTATAGCATCAGCAATCACTTCATTCAACGATTTTTCTTGCTTATATTCGCTACTTGCGTTTTCACTGACGTTGTTTCGTAGATAATTGTAATCCTGATTTAACTGCGTTGCTACATATTTTTGTAGTTTCTCTTCAAGTGCATTTTTTGACTGCTCGATACTCTCTGACCGATGCGAAGATTGATATTTTTTGATTGCTTCCCAGTGTGCTTTATGACCGAGTAGTTCATGTGTGAATACATCTTTGACGTTCTCTGCCGGGAAGTAATCACCGACTAATTTTTTAAATTCTGCGACGTTTGATAGTTCCTCGCTGACGTACAGCATATTCTTGCTGTGATCGTAAGCTGATAAACCACCGAGAGTTTTATTTTTTAGCACAACCACATTCACTTTTACCGAGTTTTCACTCATAAAATCATCAACTGCACTTACTATTTTCTTCGCACTTTGCGAGTATGTTTGCGTGCTGATTCTACTGTTTACGTCACTCTCGTAAACAGCAATGTTTTTAATATCTCCGAGCGGTGTTTCAAACGATTCCCGTTTCCTCCTACCCATATAATCTACATCTTTGGATATCTGTACCTGTTCAAATACTGGAGTCGTTGAACACATACAATTCGGATGCATTGGTGGCATGTTTTCACCAACTCTGCCATCTTCGACATTAAATATCTCACCATCATTACGCATACACTCTTCACACGCATGAGAGCCTAAAGCTAAGAACTTATACTTGCTGTAGCCATTGCGTCTGTAACTTTCCATCTGAGCATCAATCTGCACTCTGGCCAACTCTGTTCGTAACAACCGTTGAGAGTTGTACTTGCTGGTATTGATCTCTTTACGTAGACGTCGTGCAAGTTCTGCTGCACTTACACCCTGTATCAGCCCCTGATGTAACAATGTACCGAGATTATTTCGCAGGATATCTTGATGTTGCCATATACGATCAGAAAACGTAGCGTTTTGAAATGACGCATTTGCAATATTCTTAGCCAATTCATCAATATCACCATTTACAGTTGTATGAAGGATTCCTGCTTGCCGTTTGAACTCTTCGCGTGCTTGATCTGTTAAAGCCTTATCTGTCAATTTCTCAATATCAGAATAACCATCGATCATCTTCATGCCGATGTTTGATTTCAACATTTCTAATCGGTTAATTTTCATGGTTGTGTTATATAGCCGCATCGCTTCATTGGCTTCGTTTGAGAAATCGCGATCTTCAACAAATTTCTTGGCCATACGTGAATACTTTTCGATATCTAATTTACTAACACGTTCTTTTGCACTGGCAAGTGTGATACCTTCGGCAGCAGCATATTTGACATAAAAAGAAGCAATCTCTTTGTTGATTGCCTCTTCCATATCGCTATAGATATCACTTATCTGCTCGTTTAATGTACCGAGTTTTTCTAGGTTCTTCTGACGCTGTCTTTCTTCGCGCTGTCGCCAGTATTCAGATATCATTTCCTTCTCAGAAGTGAATTTCTTTAATATTGACATGCACTACGCCTTCAATTTCTTTGCTACGCCTTGATTTTGTTGCAATGCAGCGTCTTTTTGTGACTTCGAGTCATATTCATCATCCTGCTTCTTAAAGAAGCCAGAAACAACGTTATCCTGCTGCACGTTCTGTTCCTTATCCATCGCATCAATCTCATCTTGCACATTTTCAACGATAGAAAGAACACCGAGTTGTGTTTTCTTACTTACAATACCTTCGAGATTACGAGCATTCGTTACTTCTTCTGTGATGTTATGAGGAATATTCTTTGTAAACCTGAAATCAATATCCGTCCATGCGTCAGGACTCTTTGAGTTGACAGCAAGCGTACAGAATATCTTATATCGCTTCTGCAATGACTTTGTTATCTTTCGATTAAATGTACCTGTTAAGTTATCAAGAGGTTTCAACTTATACGCTAGCGCAATTCCGCTTGTAGCATTACCAAACATTTCATCATTGATGTTTGGCACCATGCAGATCTTGTATATCAAATCTTCTAAACGGGTTAATAAATTTTCCTGTGTCCCGTCGGCAGTAGGCTTCTGCAGGAATTGAACCATCGTATCTTTGATTTCATCGCTGTTGTCAGTTCCCCAGATATTAATCAAGCGTTGATCATGGATGCGCTTGACACCATCGTTACCGACTTCTGCACCAATTATCACCATATAGGCTTCTGCGAACGCATCGACATCATTTTTCTTCATACCGATTGTTTCGCTGAATGCTTCGATTAATGCCGCTGCAGGTTCGTATAATCCCATGCGTTCTTCATTTAACACCCATTCTACAACAGGAATGTAACCATATGGATTTGGTTTTTGTTCCTCAATGAATTTAGTACCTTCAAATTGACGAATCCATTCTCTCGTCAGCACCTCACCATAGATCTCTCCGCGCGATACATCACTATCAGTTGAATGATAGCCATATCTGACCGCAAACAACGCTCGGTGTTGCATAGTGTCATCGTAGACAACAAACAACTCCATAGGCGTACATCGTGTCACACGTGTCTTGCTGTTTTCGTCTTGATAGAAGTATTCCCATGCATGACCAAATTTACAACACATTTTTGCAAGTTCATATTCATGATCTTCAAGACTGTTTATCTTGCTAAATTTATCAATAGAGTCTTGCAGTTCTTTATCTTCCGTTACTTTCTTAATCGGAATACTATACCCATACCCCAAAGCATCCTCTGTAATCGTCCGAGGAAAATTTACGATTAAACGGTTATCCGGTTTCCATTCGTCCTTTTTCGGTTCATCAAGGATCATCTGAAATCCTTCATACAGTTTGTTTAGATAGTTGTACCTATTCAATCTACTTTCATGTTTTTTAATATATTTTGTCACCGTTTCAAATGTGATATTTAATTCATCTCCGGTTACATTCATTACCAACTTTTTTGGTAAAGCAAATGGATTGTTTTTTTGCACGGGTATACCTCCTACAATTTCTTGGTTCCGAGAACCAAACGTCCTCTTGGCTTTCGCCATCCTTCGACGCCATATCTAAGTGATGCCATCGCATCATCAAAAAAGGAAACGGGTTCGTCAAGATAAACATCACGTTTATCATCATGCTTCCATTTCCACTGTTCTATTTCTTTTTTGAAATCGACACACGCTGCATCGATATAGATCATTCTCTTAATCGCACGCTCGTTTTTGCCGGCAGGATTACCCTTCAACCAGTCAATCTGTGCTTTGACAGAATTCTGTTCCTTGCTGACTGCTCTCGCCCTATATCCAGCATTACACCACATTTTGATACGGTCCGGTTCAGCAGATTCACACCACATCAATACGTCTTTTGGAATACCGGCATTGTTTGCTTCAATAATCCACTCTGACGTGTCCTTTTCGTAGCCATACAGGCCACGTATGACATAGATATTACTATCCTTCCATCCATACAAAAACAATGCGTTGGCGTGGTTAAAACCGAAGTCCTGACCGATTGCTACATCGTCATACCACTGTAGGTCTTGATTGCATGTGATTACTTCCCAGTTATGAAGAATGAGCCCTCGTGTTTCGCCCCAGTTTCCAAGACCGTATACCTGATAGCCTTCCGGATCTACCTCTTTACGGCGCATCATACGCTTATGATATGCCTCATCGATAAAACGGTTCTGTAAGTAAGTGCTCTTATGCGTATATACATCATCATCCGGTCTATCAAAGAAATCACGTTTGATCCAGTGATTAGCATTTACCGGATTAAACGTCATGCGTATCTGATAAAAGAGTCCTGCAGGCAGCTCACCACGAAGGCGGTCATCTATGATTTCAAAGTCTGCCTTTGTCAATTCTGTTGCTTCCTCGATCCACACATCTGTCAGTTTTCCACGTTTAAAGGTGATTGATTTCAATTTTTCACGTTGCTTCTCATCGTTCACACCACGAAAAATAATTTGATTGTAATTGAACTTATTCTCGATAATCATTGCCGACGAATTGATTGACCAGTATCGACTATATGAATCACCAAACATACGGAAAATGGCACTCTGCAATTCTGCAAACGTGCTATCTCTATTCGTTACATCCGATTTTCTGACACATAACAGATTTCTTCCTTTATCAGCCATCAAACGCAGAATGTAATGCTGTGCTGTATCAACGCTTTTACCTGAGCCGGCAGAGCCGAGCATGACGATATAGCGTTTCCTTGATTGGTCAGGTCCTTTGAAAGAACTATTCGCTTGAACAGATATCCTCATCAGCATCTCCATAATCGACCGTAATATTCAAATCAACATCAGCATTGACCTCTTGTTTATCAGTGAATAGACTGTAACGCTTACCAAGCAATTCTGCTGCTTTAGTTCGTGTCTGAACACTTGGCACAGAATCAACGATTTTTTGTGTGCCCTCACCATCAAGCACAAGCAAAGGCTCTGTCTTCTCACCGCGCATGACCGATGTCAGATATTCCATCACTTCTTGCTGATCGGCTACCTTAGCGGATTTGATCTCTTCAAGGCGCTTATCAATATATGCTTTAACATTAGCATTTCCAAGCAAACGACTTCCATTCGTACTGGCCACGCTGTCTCTTTTTACACTGTATATTTTCTTATACGACACTGTCGCATTAAGCGTAATAACATACTCATCCGCAAATGCCCTTTGTTTTGGAGTAAGCCCGTGTTCATCTTTTAAATGATAGTTAGATTTCTTACTCTTCTTTTTCATAGACTTGCTCCTTTCTACATTGTCGTACACACATTAGAAACTATCAGCAAAGTACGTCATATGAGTACACATGGAAAATAAGCCAAATAAATTTCAGAGGGAAACTGCTGATAGCTTCGAATGTATGTACGAAAAAAAACCACAAGCCGATTGCTCATGGTTTTTGCCTATTGCCATTATACACACAAAATGAGTGAAACGTGTTTCAACTTTACCATTTTGACAACATTTTTTGTCGTTCTCTGCATACACTTGCCTTACTTCTGTTGCTTAATACCCCAATCACATCATACGACCGTCGTAGTTCATACAACTCATACGCTAATTCTAATTCATCCCCAGTAAGTCTTTGCAAGAATGAAACAACCTCTTTGATTTCTGCTGTACGTTTAATGAGTTCTTCCGCCAGTAGTCGTTCTTCTTCCATCAGTTCGATTTTATTATCGTGGAATATCCTTGTGCCAGATTGGTACTTCGCTTCCTCTGCTGACTTGATTGACGGGCTTCGCACTGTGCCAGATAACTCAACTGCAAGTACATCCAATCTATCCTTGATCTCGCACGCTCTATGCACATTGTACACAAAGCCCATTAGCTTGCCGTTTGCATATCGTGCTTTATCATAGTCGATCATCACTATCACCTTTCCCTTTTACAAATACAGCCCATACAGTTTCACCACGTTTGCCTCTTCTGGTTCCAAACAAAGGTCTGTAAGGTTTGATAATTTTTATTACCTCTTGAAAGCCCACATTAAATTCACTCCACTTGAATATCAAGGTGCCTGTATCCTTCAATACTCTCATGCACTCTTTCATGCCTTTTGCAATATCTTCTTTCCACGTTTCTGAATTTAATACTCCGTACTGTTTTTTCATTACTGAGTCTTTGCCAACATGAAATAAATGTGGTGGATCAAACACTATCAGGTCGAATGAATTATCCGAAAACGGCATATTTCTGAAATCCGCCTGTATATCTGGATCGACATTTACGTGCTTGCCATATACATCTATTTTTTCTCTTCTGATATCCATGTAGGTCGTTTCTTGATTGTTTTTATCAAACCAAAACATTTTAGATCCGCAGCATGCATCTAAGATTTTCATTCATTGCTCCAATCTATCGCCTGCCCGCAATTTGGACAAAAGATGTGTTCTTCATAATTCAAATCGTGATGACAGTGGGGGCAATCCTAGTGATCAAAAGGTGTGCTTCCATCATCAGTTTCTATACCGTCACCCCAGTAGTCAGGTTTCTTTGGTGTAGCCCTATCGACTAACTCTTGTAAGGCTTCTGATGATTTAAATAGAGTCACTTTTTCTTTCGATGTCTGCACGTAATGTCTCAAATAATTTTCGTATGCACTTTCTTTTAAAAATCCTAACGCTTCTTGATATTTATTCATCAGTCAAACAACTCCTTAAATTCTTCAATGTTATATTCATCATAAAACTGTTCATCTACTACAAAATGCCAGCAATGATCTTCAATTAACTCTACACAGATGTCCTTTTCTCTCATTTTCTCGCAATCATCAAAATCACTGAATCTTACGGCTCTGATATCACGCCAGTCCTCAATTTCTAAATCGCTTTGATACATGCTGCCATCAGGGCTATTTGCAAGTGATTTTGCCTTTCCGGCTGTATCTGCCCATACAAGGCTTAAATATGGATTATTCCCTGTTCTATCACTTAATATCCATGCTTTCATTTCACCACCTCATAAGTTTGCTCGAAGATATCAGGCTTGCATGGATATAACTCACCCTTTACTCCCTTGATAATGTAATCACCATCGGTTACTTTCATATGTCCCTCTAACGTTTTGACATAATATTCGTTGTCGTGCGGATTGTAATCTAACACTCCGCAGAAACTTAACACTTTTCCGATATGCTCCTTGTCGTATTTAATTGCTTCCACAATTACCGGTTTCTTTCTGTACTTCATAACCCCAACTCCTCTAAGGTGTAACGTTTGTTTACTTCCATACCTTTGTACATTGTGTCTTTTTTAAATAATGGAAGGCAGCAATAGTCATTTGTTAGTGAAATGCATAAGAATTGGTGTTGGTTGCCATTCACGAAACTATTATCCATTCTTTCAATCCATTCAACATCTTTTCTAAATGGCTTGATAACCGCTGATAAATAAGCCTTTTCTCTTTCGGTTAGAATTTCAGGAACATATTCTTCTTCTAGCCATTCAAGAAATTTTTTAACGCCAGCTTCATTAGTGCATGCATACTCTTTTACGATTTTTCCGTTATATTCGATTTCGACATAAGTTATATAGCCATCAAGTCTAGTTGTGCCGGCGCGTTCTACTATGTGCAAGTGTGCTAGATTATATTTTTCTTTATTCTTCATTATTCCTCTTCTACCTTCTTAAGCTCTATCATTACTCCAGGATGCCAAGTCCAAATCTTGCTTAGGTTCAATTGAACGATGTTCTTGTCATCTTTGAAGAATCCTAGTTCCTGCATTACATCCTGTAGCATCTTGTTTGCGTTATCTAAATCGGGTTTGTTTGTACATGGCTCACCGTTCTTGTGCTTACCTGCAGGAAAGCCCCAAATGATATTTAACGTAATCGGACCATCAATCGGTTTATCAGGAACATACGCAGCTAAATGAGCACGATACTTATTTTTTGCATCGATTACATTGCTATTTGCATAAATAGTCTTGGTCTTGAAGTTGACCTTTTTTTGTTGCGCCGTAGTAGTCGGTGGAATCATTTGTAGAAATATCTGCATTATTATTTTTCATCCTCTTCTTTCTCGCGCGTTAGGGATGGAGCGTGTGATGTTGGGAATATGCCCGCACCTCAAGCGGGGCATTTCCCTACTCACACACATCCCTGTCACACACCTGTAAAAAATAAAATTTATATTTATATACGTTTTTTTTACAGGTTATTTTGATATCAAAAAAACATGTTATTTTTACGTTTTATAGGTTATGTATATACAACCTGTAAAAAGTTAAGTTTTATGTATTTTTGATAGGTTGCTCTCTTTTTGTGACAACCGTTTCTTTTCCTCTTCCAAGTGATTTTGTCTGATATAAATGCTTAGCTTCTTTTAGACGGTTCCAGACAGTTGCTTTCGTAGTTACTAACTCATCAGCAAGCATTCCAACAGTTACCTCATCGTGTTCTTGTGACAGATTTTCAAACGCAATTCCAAACTCATTTAAACGTTGATTTGAATTCTCTTCAGGCGTTTTTCTTGCTTTCATTGCACGTTGCCATGAAGATAACTCTTCATCAAGCGGTATATCTGCAAGCACTCCTATTGTATCGACTGTATGAATCGGATAGTTGAACCATATGTCAGTTTGCTGCGGCTTAGGAAATTCTCTAAGCGTCATATCTACTCGCCACGCTGTCATTTGTGAGGCTTTTAGTTCTGCTTGTTGTGTGATGATTTCAATCTGCTTATCATTGAGTTTTTTCTTGATTGTCACAGAATCATGCAAATGGCCACCCATCTGTTTTCTGCTCATAAAATCATCATACGGAATCGTTTCGTAGTATTCTGGGCTGTATTGCTTTATGACTCTTGCCCATTCATCACATACAGCTTTGTTTATCTGCTGTTTTGTTACACCATCGTTTAATGGTATCTGAATGAGGTCTATCATTGCATCCGGATCACGTGCGAATACGCCTGAACCACTGGCTCTATCCATTGACTTCTTGCTACCCTGTGAACCTTTTGAATGATGGTGACAGTAAATCACGGCACAATTTAATGCACTCGCAACCTTATCAAACTGATTGGTAAACTTTGCCATTTGTTCTGCACTGTTTTCATCGCCTGTAATGACTTTATAGATTGGGTCAATAATGACTGCGATGTAGTTCTTTTTCTGTGCACGTCTAATTAACTTAGGAGTTAGTTTATCCATTGGAACAGCATTACCACGTAAATTCCAAATTTCAACATTTCTTAGGTTTGGTCTTTGGATTCCTAACTTTTCGTACACATCTTTAAATCTGTGTAAACAGCTTGCACGATCCAATTCAAGATTTATGTATAGAACTTTACCTTGCGCGCAATCCCATTTATTAAGCCACTTACAGCCTTCTGCAATCGCAATTGTTAACTCAATCAATGCAAATGACTTACCTGCTTTAGATGGCCCAGCAATAAGCATCTTATGGCCTTGTCTAAGCACGTCATTGATTAAGCATGGCGCTAATTCAGGAAGATTACTCCAATCGTCTTCAAGACTCTCTGGATCAGGTAAATCATCGTTAATTGATTCGATGTATTCTACCCAATCATTCCAGGACTCCTTACCGATGTTTGTTGCGATGAGGTACTGTCGATTGTTGCCACGTTCGAACCCAGGCATTCTGCTTAAACGGCTTGGGTTCTTGGTTGATGTATCTACATCCAATCCGTTTTGTTTACATACTTTGAATAAGTAATCTACTCGTCTTGAGTATTCCTTTTCATTTGATGCTTCGATACGTACAATTGCATGAATGCTCTTGTTGCCTGAGTGAACTAAAGCTGCAATCGGTAATTCTAGCTTTGTCATAAGCGAGTACTGCATGTCGATATTTTGGGTGTCTGATTCAACCAGCGCATATTTGAAATCAGTAATATTGTCGATTTTGCAACCTCCACCATCCATAGGGTTGAAACTTATCCATGCTCCACAATTGTGATCGTAATCATAGAACACATCTTCAATCCTTTTAGCATGGTCTAGTTCATCCATTAATCTGCCGGCAGTTCTGTCATAGTTTCTTTGACCAGGATGATACTTGCCATCCTGATCTTGGAAACATTTGACACAATAAGCGACGTGATCATTAGGTGCGTAAATAACTGATAAATACTTTCTAATATCTTCAACTGGATTCCAATTCTTGACTTCAGGTAACTTCTCGTAATCCATCATGCTCTTATCGATGACACGATAGTTAAATTCAACAGTTTCACCGTCAAACAATTCACGCGCACCACCTTTTATGATTGGCTGATAATCTGCAGAAATATATTCGTTCTCACTTGCCATCTTAAAGATGGTATTACCGGTGATTCCGGTATTGATAAATGAATCCCATTTCTTTTCGCATTCGCCTGCATGATAGCGGCCACCATCTTGTGATGACCACCTATCCCAGACGTCTACTGAAGCACCTTCGTATTTCAGAGCCATGCCCACATTGCACCATTCGCTATATGATAAAGTTTCAGGATCTATGTATTCTAATGCTGCACTTAAATCTTCTAATCTATCTTCCATATACTAATTTCCTTTTGGTGTATATTCTGCAGGGTTAACTCCCGATGGTATTCTCCAGTTGTTAGCAGAAATGCGTGCAATCATGTTGTTTGCATCCGTAAATTCCCATGTACCTACATGTGCGAATCCGCGTCCTTCCAAGAAACGAATCTGCTTAGGTGTAGATAGTCCAGCATCACGACGCTTTTGCAATCTATCCATGATAAGTGCGGCTTTACCTGCATTTTCAATTTCATCAGCGAAGATTCCGAACTTCTCTAATACGTCTTTTTGTTTCTTGCTGACTGGTGCCATTTCCCATCCAAATGAAGGAGTATATCCAGTTAAGTCTTCAGCTTGAATACTCATTTCAAACTGCAATGGATCTACAAGCTTGCGTTTACGTGTCTTCATTTCTTCGAGTTGTGCTTTTAGAGCTTCTTCTCTTTGCACTTGTACATCTGATGATGCTTCTTTTTCTGCTTCTTCAATATCTTCAGGACAACCACTTTCTGCTAGATTTTCAGTCATCTTTTTAGCTACTTCTTTATCTGTGCAAATGATATCTGCAGGTCTACAGAGCTCATGCCGTTCAGACAACCATAGGAAGTCTAGAATGAGTAAATCTTCTTTCCCTGGAGAAAGTCTCGTTCCTCTTCCTACCATCTGACAATAAAGGCTTCTAACCTTTGTTGGACGTAATACAACAATGCAATCTACATCAGGACAATCCCATCCTTCAGTAAGTAACATTGAGTTACAGATAACGTTGTACTTGTTATCACTAAAATCTCTTAGAATCTGCTCGCGATCATCTGAATTACCGTTTACTTCTGCAGCTTTAAATCCGTGGTTTATCAAAATGTCCTTAAACTTCTGTGAAGTTGCAATCAGTGGTAGAAACACAACTGTTTTTCTATTCTTGCAAACTGTTTCCATTTCCGTAGCAATCTGCTCAAGATATGGATCCAGTGCAGTTCCTATTTCGTTTGCTGAAAAATCACCTGCAGTAACAGAAACGTTGTTCATATCAATCTTGAGTGGAACGGTTTGCGCTTTGATTTTGCATAAGTATCCTTCTTTAATTGCCTGTACGATCGAATACTCATACGCTAATGATTGAAATAGACTGCCTAATTTGCGCATATCAGAGCGTTCTGGTGTTGCAGTGACACCTAATACATTTGCTTGGTCAAAGTGCTCTAGAACGCGTGTATAAGTGTCTGAAACTGCATGGTGTGCTTCATCGACAATAATTGCATCAAAATAATCTCTATTAAACTTAGCAAGACGGCTAGGTCGCATAAGTGATTGAACGCTACCAACCACAACACGATTCCATGTACCTAGACATGACTGGTCTGCTTTTTCTACAGCACATGTAAGTCCTGTCATTTTGTGGAGTTTATCTGCAGCTTGATCAAGAAGTTCGCCACGATGTGCCATTACTAGCACTCGCTTACCTTCTTTAACTTGATCCTCAATTACTTTTGAGAAAACGACCGTTTTACCACAACCGGTAGGAAGAACGAGCAGAGTGTTCTTGACTCCGCTCGCCCATTCCTTTTCGATTGCCTGTCTTGCTTGTTCCTGGTACGGTCTAAGCTCCATTAGAAGCGACCGTTAGACCAGTTTCCTGCGTTAGGTGTAGGGTTGCCAGCTGTAGGCATTGCTTCAAGCGGTAACATCTTCTTAATATTGTTGTATTCGCTCTTACCATCACTGCCCTTGCGGTGATTAATTTCAGCACGTCCGCGCTTTCCAATCACGACTTCTTTTCTCCAATCAAATGTGATTGGTTCACCTTTCTTATGCATGCCTACCGCATCATAGAACGATGCAATCATGCCTAAGCAACCTTGATTGTTGTACATGTATAAATTGTGTTTTAAATCAACATCGCTACCATCTGTTGGATCCTTAAAACGTAATGTCAAGATAACCTGCTTGCATGGTCCGATTTTCCCCGAACTCTTTGGACCAGGTTGATAACGTGTTTCATCTAAATCAACTACAGTGAAATCATAAGTTCCTTCTGGAAGTAAGACGTACCCTTTGTCATAGTCTCCTAAATCTGCTGCAGAGACTGTCATTCCATCCATCAATTCTCCGCTCTGTTGTTGTGGTGCTGCCTGTTGACCATATGTAGGTTGTGCATATGAATTTTGATAATTGTTATACTGTGTCATTTTATTTTTCCTCCTATTTTAAAATGGCAAATCTCTATCTGTTTGAATCAATTCCATTACTGCTGGCCATGCTCCAATCAAGCACCCTTGAATAAATTCAGGATCATAATTCTTGATTGGTGTATCTTTTGTAAAATATCCCTTTATCGATACTGCACGTTGAATCTCTGATGGGTGCACTTGTTTAGACTTCATTAAGTCGGTTAGAGCTTTTGGCAGTTCAGCCATGATTGCTTCTTCTTCAGCAGTGTATGGTGTTGGCTTCCATGTAGAATTAATTGATAAATGCGTATCTGTATTTGTTGTCCAGTTATTCATCTCCGAAATTGGCTGTTCTACAGGTTTAACTTGTTGCGCTGTTGTTATGGTATTAACTGTTGTATTAACTGCAGGTTGCTCTTTAACTTGTTCAACCACTTTAGTCTCATAGTTATCGCTGAACAGATGTGCAATCGGTTCAAAATCTAGTGGTAGTACTTCAGGTAAACCAAATCTATTTTTTGCATCCCATGTAGCTGCATGTTCGGTGTACATGATTCTTTCTTTACCACCTGTAGCTTTCTTCTTACCCGTTGTCTTGTCAGCCACTAAGAACTCACGGTAATTACAGAATAGAATCAAGTCAGCCCATTCTTTAACTAATTGGCAGTTATTGCCGTTCTTAGCTTGTTTTAGCTTTAGTTCATAGCGATCATAACTGCCTGTTTCTTCTGGCTTTGTAATTGTTCTGATAACCATGTGTGCAATTAGCACAACGTTTACGCCACGATTGATAACTTCAGTCAGAAGATTGAGCAGTCTACCCATTTCTTCATTTAGGTACGTATAGCCTTTCGACCAGCCAATATCTTCGATACCGTTAACCTTCATGCCTGCGCAAATCATTTCGATAGCTTTTGCTTCTGCCCAGTCGATTGAGTCAATAACTAGTGTTTTATACCCTTGCGGATTGTTGAGAAATTCTTGTACTTCTGACATCAACATTTGCCAAGAAGTCGGATATGGATAACGTGCAACGTTAAGGGCTCCGGAACCATTCTCTGCATCGATGAATAGTGGCTTAGGAAACTTGCTTGCAAGTGTTGTTTTACCAACACCTTCCGTACCATAGATGATTACTTTTAACGGAGTTTTTACTACTCCTGTATTGATTTCAAACATTAGAATGTACCTGCCTTCCATGCTCCTGCAGGCTTGATTTCAGTATCTGCAGTTTTATTTCCTGACTTATCAACTGAATAGCCATCTTCGATGAAGATTGAGCATTCATCACCAGTAGAAACTCTTGTCGCAATTGCTTGCAGATTGTTTTCCTGCAGCCAGTGCCCGAACTCGGTCATTGTGTCAATGTCCATCTGCTCAAGTTTATCCAGGAGAACGAAACCACATTTCGGATTCGTCTTTCTGACGATTGCTGTAGCAACTTTTAACTGGTCTGATCCAGACATGTTGTCCCAGCGTTGGCCTTTATAAACTAGCTCACCATTATCTACAGATAGATTTTGTAGTGGCATTTCAACTCCGTTTAGAAGTTCCATGCGTGCTTTTCGAACTTCTTCAAGCTGTGTTGTTAGATCGCCATATTGCAGCTTATATTCTTCCGCTTCAGCTTGTGCGCGTTGTTTGTTCAAGTTGTCGCGAACCTTAGCATTGGTTGAATCAATATTTGCGATGCTTTCTTCAAGTTCAGCAGTCGATTCATCCTGCAAGTCCTTAGCGTTTGTGTTTGCAATAACCAAATCATTTGCAAGTTCTGCCATTTGTTCTTGCATTGCGTTTAAAGCTTTAGTAGTTTCTGCGATACGTTGTTCCAGCAATGTTTTCTGTGCTTCAAGATTTTTAACTTGATTGCGCAATTCTTGATTATGGCCATTGCGTGCCAGGATTTCTTGTTGTTGGCGGATAAGCTCTGCAGCACTGACGATTTCATCAGGAACGCCATCCCATTGAACCATCTCGTCAGCATACTTTTTCTTTTGATCTGCGATACGACCAATCTCTGTGCGGCGATTGTAAAGTTCAGCTTCCTGTTTATCAAAAATCGATAGTTTATCACCCACGCCGATTATTTGTAATAATGTGTTAGCTTTATCCTTTGTTGTTGAATTCATAAACTTTGGTAGATCCAAAGCAAATGCACTGATAAATGAATCTAAGAGTTTTTGACCACCCTTTGCGCCTGTTGAATCTAAAACCTTTAATGCGCTATTCTTGCCCGAGCGCTCCACTATGATTCCGTTTGACAATTCAATGTGAAGTTTCGGTGGAATCATTGAGCCTTCGCGATCAGGCTGTGAAGGCTTGTACTTCTCACCACCTAGAGCCCACGTTATTGCGTCTAGCACGCTTGTTTTCCCTTGGTTGTTCTTTCCACCAACCACAGTCAATCCGCTTGCTGTAGGCTCTAATTTGACTGCCTTAACGCGTTTCACGTTCTCTAGTTCGAGACTGTTGATTTTGATTGTTTCTTGTTGTTCTTCTTTTTGCATTTGATATCCAACTTCAAATAAGTTTGGTTCACTCATTTTTTCTTTCCTCCTTTTATGAACGATGAATTGTTGTAAACGCTATTGCTTTCCATGAACAATAAGCGATGTTTATTTCTTTTTTGTAATCGTTGTTGTACGTGATTGTTACGGACTCTGCAGACTCACGAAATTCTGTGTCACTTTCATCCCAGTTCACTTTTACCGATTTGACTTTGCTATCGCATGCTTTTAGCAATGTTTCGAGCGCGAACTCGAACTCTCTACGCTGGTTGTCTGTCTTCATTCTTTTCTGCACTCCAATCTAGATTTTTGATTTTCTCAACTCTCTCTAAAGCTTCGACGTACTGACGGTTAAAATCAGGACCGTCATATGGCACAATCTCAATGTTTTTCAACCATGCATCTCTCTTAGCAAAGCGACCGTTGTTCTTGAAATGAAACTGCATTGATTTCATCTTTCTCATAGATCCACACCTAGAACGAAAGCAATGACCTTCACGAATAGCGCTCCGTAGAAGATACAAATGCCTAGTTTGAAGGCTTTGTCGCTAAATTTATTCTTTTTCATTGTTTCTACCTTTCTGTGTTAAAATGGTAGTGATGATTTAGGTTCATCACTTAAGCGCTCATGTCTTGCTGGACTGCGCTTTTTTTGTTTGCTTCTCGTAGTTCTAAATCTTTAAGCAGTGCCTCTCGAGAGATGTGCAGAGCTTTCAGTAAGTTGTCCTTTTGGATCATGTTTGGCCATACGTTATAGTCACCAAGCTTTTCTTTTTCAATGTTTTTGACCTTATGAAATAACCGTCTTGCTGGTTCTCGTGTCATACCCAGCAGAATCTGCACGTCGGTAATACTCAGGTACGTTTTAGCAAGAACTTCTTGCGGCGTTGCTGTTGTTTTCATTGCGACTCCTTTCTACTGCTGGCTAACAATCTTGAAAGCAACTTCTGCAGCTTTGATTTCAGCATCGACAACTTTGCTGATTTCTAAAACAGACTTGTCAAATGCAGTGCTGTAGCTAGTAGGCTTGCTTTTCTCTTTTAGAATTCTGTTAACTAGGTTTGGCAGTTCTACATACAACAAATCTTCATAAACTTTCTTATCCATGTTTGCCCCCTTTCAAATTTCTAGTTGTACATCTGATAAATCTTCTTGCTTACAGATAAGTCATTAAGTTCAAATCTTTCTTTGGCTTTCATCAAGTCGACGGTATCTTCAAGAATTGGCTCACGCTCTTTTAACATTTCCGGTGTCATTTCATCCTTTTTAACCATCTTTGGTAAGCCATGCTTATTACTGATTGCTTTATTGGCGATGGTGTTTGCTTTGATAAAATCGACACGTACCGGATGACGTAATCCGCTTTGAAGTTCTTTCATCATTTCTTTCTGATGTTCCTTATCGAGCATTCTGAACACTTCAAACCCTTTTAAGCCTGTTGATTCTCTTAAATCTTTGAGCATGCCATAAACCCAACGCTTGAAGTCTTTAGCTTCTGGTTTATTTGAACGGAAGATTGTGTCGTAAATGCCAAACTCATCGATTAAAATCATCTCCTGCATTCTTCCACTTGTGTCTTCTACCGTGACGCCCCTTTTAAGGGCCTCGTCCTCAAGTCGTTCAACCGTCTTTTTCGAGCGGAGTCCTAATGCATCACACACGTCTTTCAGAACTGCAAACCACTCGCCTTTGATTTCTATGAATCTGATTTGATGACCATTCCAGTTTTCAATTTTCATATATTCTCCTTTCTAATCGTTGCTTTTATGCAACCTTTAATTCAAAAAAATAAAAACTGATTCTTCGTTTGAAAGCCTAAGTGTTTTGGATAACTTCTTAACTGTTCCAATTGCACAGTTATAATTTGGATCACTGAGCAATCTACTAATAATCGACTTATCAACGTTGGATGCTGTTGCTAAAGAATTTATTGTGTATCCTTTATCTTTCATTTTGCGTTTTAACTCATCTACTTTTATCATCACTATACTCCTTTCTAATCGTTGCTTTTATGCAACTTGCAAATATATATTATCACGGTGTTGCATTATGTCAACACTTTTTCGTTGTTTTTTTGCAACAAATAATTTATTATAGTTTTGCAAGATAAAGAAATGATAAAAGGATTTTGGAGGATAATTATGAACACTGGTGATTTAATAAAAAAAAGAAGGTTAGAATTAGGACTATCATTAAATGATGTTGCAAAAGCATTGAAAGTCAATAAATCTACCGTACTACGATACGAAACGAAAGAAATAGAGAAACTTCCTATAGATGTAATTGAACCGTTAGCGAAAGTATTGCATACTACACCTGCGTGGTTACTTGGTTGGGAAGAAGATCCAATTATCCTTGAACGTGACAATGATTTAGACAATATTAGTGATTTTCTTTTTGAAAATGGATATAGATTATCTTGTGAAAACTATGACGATGATTATTTTTTAATCAAAAAAGACGGTGAAACTGTAAATTCGTTTTTTGTTGGCGATTTATTATCAACGTATAAAAATGCTATCAAAAATCATACACTATCTATTAATACTTTTATAAAAAATACTATTGATAAACTTATTCGCAAAATTGCTCTTTATGAACTTATTTCCTGTGGCACTGGTGGTTTTATCGAAGACAATATAATAGATTACGTTTCCCTTCCAGCTGAAATGTTCAGTTCTAAAAAGGAATACTTTGCACAATATGCAAAAGGTGATTCGATGGTGAATGCAAATATAAATAATGGTGATCTAGTTATATTTGAAAAAACATCATCTGTAACTAACGGTATGATTGGATGCTTCTGTATAGACGATAATATAGCCACTTGTAAGCGCCTTTCTATGACGAATGGGCAGATTATCCTTTTACCTGAAAATCCTTCTTATAACCCTATTATCGCAAACGTAGAAACGTTTAAATGTATCGGTAAGCTTGCTTTTGTAATTAATGATAGAAGAGAAGAAGGAGATAAATAATTATGACAGTTCAAAACGCTAATAAACGTAAACGGTACCACAAATATAAGCGTGGGCAATTTGTTATTGTAAGGTTTGGAAAGCGGATAGGGACTGAATTTTCAGGCACTCATCCAGCAATAGTAATCAGTAAAGAAGATAATTTATTTAGCGGTAATATAACCGTTATTCCATTAACTTCTAAATATCATTCTCAATATTTGGAATTAGGAGAATTATTGGACAAATCTGTTTATAGAAAACTTGGCAAAGGGGTCGCAAAAGAGATATTTACTATCAAAGAAGTTAGAGATATTTTGGATACTTCTGAAAATTTGGATGAAGCTGTCTCTAGAATGTCAGAGCTAAACCTACCAGTTATTAAAGATTACATAAAATATTATCAGCAATTAACTGATAAATATGAATCAATGTTTAAACAATCTTATGCGATTGTATCTCAAATAACGACCATTAGTAAAAGCAAAATAGTAAAACCAATTAATAAATTAGATCCATTAAACGAACTCATAATTAGCAATTCGACGTTAGATAAAATAGACAGCGAATTACTCTCCCAATTTACGAGGTCCATTTGACAGATACCTCCCCTTTGTATATGATGTAAATGTAAATTCTAGCCTTGCGCTATTGTTTTACAGAATACATTCCGGCTATACGCCGATAGGAGGGGAGAGTCTATTAAATGATTCTCTCCTCCGTTTTTTATGATAAAAAGACCGACTGCAGCGAACAGTCGGACGGCAGTAAACTCACAACCAAGTGCTTTTACTATACCCAATTTTATCATAAAGGAGTTCAACAATGGAACAGATAGAAAGGTGTTTAGAAGAGATTGAATCAGCGTTATATAAGATGTCACCCACTGAACGCGAACACTTAATGGAAGTACTACACATTGCATTCCCAGAATATTTCAAAAAAGATTTTATGTCATAAAACACTTCAGGAAGGAGTACACGCATGATCGGATATGATGAAGTCAGAAAAACTTACTTCGTACAGGTCAAATATCGCGACCCTATTACGCTTAAACAGCGTACTAAAAAGAAGCGCGGTTTCAAGACAAAGCGTGAAGCCAAGATCTATGAAGCTGAAGTAATGCAACAAGGGAACGATCCAAGCGATTTAACTTTTGAACAAGTAGCTCATCAATGGGAAGAGTATGCATTGCCATCACAAGAACAAATACGCCGCCACCATGTAGCTTTTGAGCGAAGATTCGCCGACTTGTATAAACGCCCAATCAAATCAATTACCCGTGCACAGCTCGTCGCATGGCGCGCAGAACTCGCTAATAGCGACCAATGTGGTACAAAGATAAAGAATGATACTATCTCATTCGTTAAGGGCGTATTTCGCTATTACTCGACGGTATACAATGTTGTTGATAACAGCATTATCCTAAAACGCCTTAAAAAGACGGATAAAGAAATAATGCAGGAAATGAACGTGTGGACTGTTGATGAGTTCAATCAATTTCTATCCTGTGTTGATAGTCCGCTCTATGCTCTCTTCTTTGAAACGTTGTTCTGGACTGGTGCACGCCGTGGTGAGATTATGGCACTGCAGAAGAGCGATTTTGATGGTAATTGGTTAAATATTCATGCCAGCATAAAACACTTCGTAAACGGCTTAAAACCGACCAAAACAAAGCAGTCAAGAAAAGTATGGATTGACGATGACCTAAGAAACAGATTGCAACCATTATTGGCCATTGACGGTGATTTCCTTTTCGGTGGCATAACCAGTCTTCCAATCACTCAAATACAAAAAAGATTTACAAAAGCAATAGAACTATCAGGAGTCAAAAAAATCCGTCTACATGACCTGCGACACAGCCACGCTACAATTCTGATTAACAGTGGTGTGAATATCGTTGCTGTATCCAAACGACTCGGTCACGCATCCATCGAGCAAACACTACAGACATACACTCATTTGCTAAAGGATACAGATAAATTCCTGAATGAAACAATCGAAAATATGCGAAAAGGGTGCCAAAAAGGTGCCGTAGATAAAGAAAAGCCCTTAAAATAGGGCTTTTTAATGTTATGGAGCGAGCAACGGGAATCGAACCCGCACATCAACCTTGGGAAGGTTGCATTCTACCATTAAATTATGCTCGCATATGTCGATTATATTGTATCTAAAATGACTAACCCATACAACATCTGCTAAAATAAATCAG